TCAGGATATGATGGTTTATATTTTCCTTTATATGACATCTAAATACTTACAACAAGAAACTCATAATAGGTATTTAGAGTGGCAACACCACGTAGAATATCAGATATTCGACCACTAGTTACAAATCTTGCTCAAACTTCTCATTATGAAGTTAAATTTGGTGGTCTTCCTTCTCAATTGAACTCATATTTATTAAATCGTGGCATCAGTTCAAGATTTATTGCAGAAGATGCCGGTCTTTTATGCAATAGTGCTGTTCTTCCAACAACACAACTTTCTAACGCAGAAATTTCTGGAAATTATATAGGAATTACTGAAAATTTTGCAAATCGTAGGGTATATCAAGATATTACTCTTGAATTCTATGTTGATAAGAATTATAAAACTCTAAAGTTTTTAGAGCATTGGATGGAGTTCATTGCAAGTGGAGCATCGAATCCAATTAATGGGAATAATTTACCAATCAATACTAATGTTGATGAGGGATAGTTTATAAGAATGCAGTATCCAAAATATTATAAATCAAACCGAACAAGCATTATTAAGTTTGACAGAGATTATAATAAAGAAATTGAATATACTTTCATAGGATTATATCCATATAATATTTCATCTATACCAGTTGCCTATGCAAGTTCTGATATTATGAAAATGTCAGCAACATTTAAAATAGATCGTTATGTAATTGGTAGATCTTATAGTGTAGATATATTTGAACAAAGAGATAATAATAAGGAGTCATCTCAACCTGCTCCCCAACAACCATCTTCACAATCTCCACCATCTCCACAAAAACCATTACTGGTTCCCAGATCTGCTGGATCAATTCCTTCAAATGGTGTAGAATTATTTCCTGCAGGTCAAACATTATATGAATCTCTTTATGGTAGTAGCTTAAAAGAAGTTAGAGAGCGTAGAACCGTCTAAATAAAATAACTGAATTTTATAGCATATTATGCCATTACCAACGATTGCAACCCCTTCATATACTTTAGAAATTCCATCGCTTAAAAAAGAAATCAAATATCGACCTTTTCTTGTTAAGGAAGAAAAAGTGATGATTATTGCAATGGAAAGTGAAGATCCAAAGCAAATTGCAGAAGCAGTTAAAACTGTAATTAGTAATTGTATTTTAACTAAAGGAGTTAAAGTTGAACAATTAGCAACATTTGATATAGAATATTTGTTTTTAAATATTCGTGGAAAATCTGTAGGAGAAACAGTCGATGTTTTGATTACATGTCCAGATGATGGAAAGACTCAAGTTCCTGTAAGTATAAATCTGGATGAAATTAAAATTAATATAAGTAAAGACCATACAAAAGATATTAAATTAGATTCAAATTTAACTCTTAGGATGAAATATCCTTCAATGAGAGAATTTATCAAAACCAATTTTGGAAATGATTTTAATATGAGTGTTGATGATACTTTTGAATTAATTTTATCTTGTATCGAACAAGTTTATAGTGAAGATGAATCGTGGGCAGCATCTGACTGCACTCAAAAAGAATTATCAGATTTTATTGAACAACTTACATCAAACCAGTTTAAAGAAGTTGAAAAGTTCTTTTCAACAATGCCTAAACTTTCTCATATCCTTAAAATTAAAAATCCAAATACTGGAGTTGAAAGCGAAGTTCTATTGGAGGGACTATCAAGTTTTTTCGCTTAGGAATGGCTCATGAAAGTCTTGAGTCATACTATAAGACAAATTTTTCTCTCATTCAGCACCATAAATATTCATTGACAGAGATTGAAAATATGATTCCTTGGGAAAGGGAAATTTATATTGCTCTTCTTAAACAATACATTGAAGAAGAAAATCTAAAGAACAGTACAAATGGCTGAGTTAGACCCCGAAAAAGTTGGACGAGCAGGAGTTGATCCAGGAACGGGGTCTCCATTGTCTCAAGAAGTTAGAAATGCGCTTCTGAAAAAATCTACTGTTGATGCAGCAACCTTTAGAAATGAAATGAATGCCTCAGAAAAAAGAAGGCAAGATATTGATGTACAAAATAATAATGTAATTCAAAGTCAAGAAAAAGCTCTTTTTGGATTCAGCTCTAATCTTCAATCTCTCAGAAATGATATTGGAAAATTAGGAACAGGTCTTGCAAGTATTGCTTTACTTCTTCAACAAGATGGTGCAGAAGAACAAAACAGACTTAGAACAGAACAAGAGCAGCAAAGAAGATTAACCGAGAGACAAGTTAGAATTGGTAAAGAAAATGAAATAGAAGAAAAAATACAAAATGCTCTTGCTGCACCAGTTCAAAATATTGCACCAAAAGTATCAGATACATTTGGTAAAATTGGGGCAGCACTTGGCATTTTATTTGGTGGTTGGTTAACCAAACAGACTGTAGATGCAATTAAAGCATCTGAAGAAGGAAATACAAAATTATTCAATGATATTAAGTCAAATATTATTAAAAATCTTGGAATTGTTGGTGGTGGATTACTTGCAATTAAATTTGGATTTGGATTAGTTACAGGAACAATTGGTCGTATTGCTTCTGGACTAAGTAGGTTATTGATTGCAAAACCTCTTGCGATTGCTGCAGCATTGTTACCTAAAGCAGTAAGACCTGCTGCACCTCCACCAGGAAGAAAACCTGGTGGTGGCGGTCCAGGATTAATTAGTGGATTAATAAATGGATTTACTGGATGGATGAATTGGATGAATGGTGAAAAACTTGATGCCATATTAGCTGCTCTCACTTTTGTTCCTGGTGGTGGAATTTTTAAAGGAATAAGAGCAGCTGCTGGAGCAACTTACACTTTAGATCAAATTGCAGAATTATTTGGATCAAATCTTACTGGTGTAGATCCGAAATTATTAGCAAAGAAGAAAAAAGAATTTGAAGATGCGAAAACAAAAGAAAAATCTACTAAACCACCTGCTGCCTCTACAAAACCAGCACCGTCTACACCAGCAGATGCTCCAGCACCAGCAAAATCATCCCCACAAGAAACTATGATGGGGCAACCTGCACCTTCTGCCCCTCCTGCTCCTGCTGCTGAAACTCCTGCACCTGCTCCTGCTGCAGCACAACCAAGTGATGATTTGATTAAAAAATTTGAAATGGCATGGCAATACAGAAATAATTCCTTTGCTAGAGGAAGAATTGATAGTGAATGGGAAAAATTGACGCCAGAGCAAAAACAAATGGCAATTGAATGGGCAAAGACAAAAGGATATGATTGGAAGGAAATGAAGTTGCAAGCACCTACTCCTGCCAATGTGACTTCAGCAGCACCTGCAGACATGAGTTCTACTCAGCAATCTTCCCCAACAATATCTCCTGCACAAGTTGCACCACCATCTGCAGAACCTCAAAAAGTTGGTGAATTGCCAGAAGCAAAACCATCACTAACAATGATTAAAACATCAAGTAATCAAGTTCAACAACCAAATGTTCCATTGACAAATGGACCATTAACTGATGTTCCTTTAATTAATTCTGCCAATCCTGATAATTTTTATGTTTTATATTCCCAATTAAGTTATAATGTGGTAATGTAAAATGGCAACCATAGCAGACTCTCTCAGAAGATCAACTATCAATATTCAAAACATTTCCAAGTCTGTAGAATCAACAAAAGGAAGTGTTTCCACAGTCAATGAATCTGTAGGCAATATTTCAAGAATCATTGCTACAAATACGAGAATTAAAAGAGAATTATTTTCAAGATCAAATGTTTTAATTTCTAGAAGAGAAGAAGCAGCAAGAAGAAAAGAAAGAGAAGATATTATTGAAGCATCGCAAGTATCATCATCACCAGCAAGAGGATTTGCTTTTACTGCGAAAAGTGATAAAGGTCCATTAGGAAGATTACTTGGATTTTTAGGATTTACCACTGCTGGTTGGATTGTTGAGAACTTACCAACTTGGATTTTTATGGGGCAAGAGTTTGTTTCAAGAATTCAAACTTTTGGAAGAGCAATGTATAATGTGGTTGGTGATATGCAATTAATCATTAAGTCATTTGGAGATGTTTTAAAAAATTCATTCAATGCAATTATAAGATTAGATCTTAATGAATTTAGTGAGGGGAGTGTTGCTCAGTCTTTTAATGAATTAAACTCAGCAGTTCAAGGATTGGGTGATGATATTACAGAAACTTTTCGTCTTTTTACTACACCACTTACAGAAGCATTGGAAACTGGCGAAAAGGCACCAGAACTTGGTGAACAAAGAGAAGAAACTATGTTTCCTGAGATTCCTCAAGAAGGTGCTGCTCCAAGTAGAGTAACTGGAACTGCAAAACAAGCACTTGATATTATTTCAAAATATGAGTCTAAATCTTCGGGTGGTTATGAAGCAGTTAATCAAATTGGTACAAAAGGAGGTTATGGAACTTTAGGATATTCTGGTCCTTTTGGTGGAATGAAACAGCATAAAGGTAGAAGATTAACTCAGATGACTGTTCGTGAAATAATGGAATTGCAACGTGATATACCTGGAATGAGTAATGCTGAATGGATTAAAAAAGGTAGATTACATGCTGTTGGAAGATATCAAATAATTGGACCAACTCTTAAAGGACTTGTTGATAAGGGCGTAATAAAACCTTCAGATACATTTGATGAAACAACTCAAGATGTTGCTGGAATGTATATATTAAGAACTAGTGGTATAGGAGCATATTATGGTCCAAAAGCATATGCTACAAAACAAGAAAGGGCGATTATTGAAAAGGCAAGAAAAGAACCAGTTTCATATACACCTTCGACACCTTCAGTAAAACCATCTTCTACTCCATCTCCTCCACCACCTAAACCTCAATCTGGAAAAGGAAATGGATTTTTAACGATAAGTGACCTAATAAAAATTAAACCACTTGCTATGACGCCAGATTATAAAGATTGGTATGGTAATAATGCTTTTCTAAATCCTGCTGCTGGTAAAGCATTTTTAGCAGCACAAAAGGCATATGGAAAAGACATTCCAATTAATAGTGCATATAGAAGTTTTGAGCATCAAAAAGCAATTGGTGGAAAATATGGTGTAGTTGCAGCACCAGGAACATCAAAACATGGTTTAGGATTAGGATTAGACTTAGAACCAGGAACTGCATATTATAAATGGATGAAAGAAAATGGTTCTAAATTTGGATGGTATTATGCTAATATTTCTGGAGATCCATATCATTTTGAGTATAGAGGGGGAGGTGCATTAGCATCACCATTACCATCAGCAGAAATATCTTCTCAACCAAAACCAAAACAACCTGCTGCAGCAATTACTCCAGAAAGAAAAGGATCTCAAATTATGATCATTGATGATACTCAACCACAAGTTCCTCAAGTATCATACCCATCTGAACAAAAACAATCTGCAACTCCAACAATCAGTGAGTTTAAGTTGTTAAATAAT